TTTTTTTTTTTTTTTTTTTTTTTTTCCACCATTTTTTTTTTTTTTTTTTGCAAAAGGAATATACTCCGCTTGAGTATACCAAGCCAACATAGGTTTAATATAATCGTCTAATAAGGTCTTGTAATCAGCATTACCAGCATCATTAATCGTTCCAGCAACAATCAATGTTTGTAATTTCTTATATAGATTAGTCCCTAAATAGTTTTGAATATGAATGTCTTGGGCAGTCTCAATAAACTGAATTAACTTGTCCGCATCCAACTCCCCATCAATAATGGACTTTCTTTCACATATTTAGGTGATATAAATAACGCAGTCATTATTCCCCAAGTATTTTGTTAAACAATCGCTTCAAATAAGCACCTCCATTGGGCATATCAATTGGTCTAACCCCCATTTCCTCTGGGTTCTTTGGGAGGATTAATCCATCCTTTACTGCCTCATCAATATTGACCTCTCCACTGCCAATCTTCTTATAAACTCGCAATTCCCAAAAGTGATGACAGTTTTTACCGCCCTTGTACTTCAATAAAGAGTAATTTCTACCCTTATGCCCTAATTTATTGTTAACCCCTTTAAAAGACATTTGATTAATGTCCTCCTTACGGAATACTATGTCGGCAGCAGTCAATCCTTCCATTCTGCGGCAGAATTGTCTGCTCCCTTGAGAGTTTCTAATCGGTACATAAGCATATCTCACCTTATAAATACCTTTGTCCTCCATTGAAGGGGCTAAAGGATTCGCTTCAGAGAGTTCTACGCCCGTTTCAGCATCACAACTATGGATGAGTTCCCAAGAGTCATCAATCTTCTCTCCAAGAGCCTCTAATTGCCCAAATAAGTCATCAAACTCTTCATCTGATAACTCATCCTTGTCAGAAGACAACTTTTCCCCAGTTTCTTGCTCTTTAACAATGCTTGTAGAGATGTTATCTAACTCAACAAACTCGATTGGTTGAAGAGTAACAAAGTAAAGTGATAAAAAGATTTTGTTATATGCTAAAATATCATCTAAAGCATTGATAATATTCTGTTGAAATGGTCTAATAACGATATTATCCATCAAAATACTCGCAGTACGCAACTCTTCGGCATTATTCCCGAAACCAGTGTTGTCTTTTATCCCTAAAAGGATAGGGGACACAATCCCGTGACCCAACATTATCTTCTCACGACTCTCATCGGCCAAAAACTGATATTGTGCGTGTGCATCTGGTAGGTGAACGGCATCAACAGTGGCAGCAGTGTCTTTATCTTCGTTAAATGCCAATATAAACTTACCAGCATTACTACTCCCACTAAATTTCTCCATAATCTTTCTCTCTAACATCTCTTGAACCTCCTCAGAAGGTTGTCCGTTGTTAAAGTTGATTAAAAGAGAGGGTTGTAACCCATTTTCTATGTTAGAAAGGTGATAATTGCTTACTTCCTCTTCTAATTGACTATATTGTAGTGAAGATTGGTAGTCACAAGGTGAATAATAGTAAAAACCACTAATATATGGTCGAACAACATAGATTTCAACCGTATCGCTCTTCCCTCCGTTCTTAAATGTCGGGATTCGCTTTGGTTTGTCACTTGGCTTCATATCACACCACTTTGGATGGTAGTAATATGCTCTAATAACACCATCTGAAGTCTTTTCAGCACGAAGAGTCTCCATTGGATGATGTTTAATTGCAATAACTTTAGTTTTTGTCTTATTATAGACAACTTTAATCGCTGCTTGACCTAATAACTTTCTATCCCCTACAATCTTGCGTAATTCACGCTCGTCTATAAGACGTTTCATCTCAATATAAGCGTCTCTATTGATTTGTCGGTCAACGGCTTCAAGCCCTCTCCCGAAAATCATATCACTAATACCATTTACACAACGAGACATTAGTTGGAAGAACCTAAATATCTACTCGATAATAACATCGAAATAATCATTGTTGTCCCCATACATAACCCACTCCTTGTTAGACACCTCGTGAATCGTAGGTCTTTCGTAATCGGCAAGGTTAACAACCCTTATATTCTTACTCTTATTCATATTAGTCTTCTAATATAATGTACTCTTCATCTTCACCCTCTGAATCAATGGTATAAACCCCAGTGTTTAGCGAAGGCACATAATCTGTTGATGAGGTAGCATATAATTTATCTCTATAAAGTAAATCTCCCCCGTTTTTAACCTCCATAAAATACACGCTATCTTGCTCAAGGATTGTGAAATCACAATCTAATTGGCAATAATTGTCTGTGTACGATGGGGTGACTGTTATCGTCTCTGATACATAAGTCCCATCTTGTCTAATAGTCACACTAACTGGTGTTGTAACGCTATAATCCCTTGTTATAACATAGAGTGTGTTAGTTTCTAAAGATGGATTTACCCTTTTCATACTATAATACCAAAAAAGGTTATTTTTGTTTTTTTTATATAAAACAATAAAGGGGATGATTACTCACCCCCCTCATCATAAATAAAGAAACTATGCAAATTAAGTTCCAGAAACAATTGTTCCACCAGCATCAACGATGTTAGTGTCAAGGAAGTTAGCTGGTACTTTTTCCATACCAGTCAAGGTAAGAGTGTACCCACTCAAATCTCCCATATTAAGTCCAGTAACGATAGTTCCACCAGTTACAGACATACCATTCAAAAGACCCGCAACGAAGAAATTCCCGTTTTGGTCTTCTACGATAACGTGAGGATGACCGAAAGAAATCAATTTAAGTTCTTTGTGGTCTTCTTTTGTTAGTTTTGGTAAGGTAACTTCAAGAACTTGCTCGAAAGCAGTTGTCCCATTCTCCATAGAAGACTGAATGTTCTGCGTAAAAGATGAAGAGAAATGCACTTCATACTTGTACGCACTAAAAGATGTAGCAAGGTCATCAATCACATCTGTGTCTGTCGCATTGTATACGATTCCCGTAAAGTCTCCGTAGTCAACGAAATAGATGTTTTTAATACCCCCAACTGTATCCTTACAAGGCTTCAATCTCCCTAGTGATAAATTTTCACAAGCCATAATTATGTTTGGGTTTTATATTATTATTAATTCAGTTTTATTTGATTAAGGGGGTGCTATTAAACACCCCCGTTATCAAATCTTATTAAGCGTAGTATACTACTTCAGAACCGTAAGCGTAGTTTACGTTAGCAGTAAAACGCATTACGAAACGTACATTCTGGCTACCATCAAGGTCAGCCATATCAAGAACTTTTACCTCATTCCAGTCAGACATAAGTGATGTACCGAAGAATAAGTTGCTTGATTGTGCAGCAACCATCTGGTTAGAAGGAAGACCTTCAGCTAAGAAAAGTTTTACACCATCGAAAGTCAAGTCACCAAGAACTTGGTTGTTTCCACGACCTTCGAAACCATTAGCACCAAGACCAGAAGCACCGAATCCTCCTAATGCACGAACATAAGCACGATATATATTGTTTGATACATAGATGAACAAGTCTTCTTTACCATAGATAGCGGCTGGAATAGCATCAACAACTTTCCCAAGTTCAGTGATAACGTTAGCAGCAGTAACAGTAGTACCAGTTACATCAACAACAGAAGCATCAGCAGCGAAACGAGTTGTGAATCCATCATACTCACCAGCAGTACCAGTAGCACCTTGCCAGATGATAGTTTCGTTAGCAGTAGCAACTTCAGCAGCAGTTTTAGCGATGATGAAATCAGCTAAGTTTGGAGGAAGGTTGTCGTGAGCAGAAAGTCCCATTGCGATTGCTTCCCAATCATCACGAAAATCTTGCTTACACAAAGTGAAGTTTACTTGAAACTCCTCTGGCTGAAGAATGTTTTCAGTCAAAGAGATAGTTCCAGTTGGAGTAAAGTCACAAGAACCATCTTTAATCAAGTCGCTCATAGCAACTTTCTTCAATACTTGCTTGTATTTTACGTTTGGTTTAACAGTAACCCCACCATTACGGATAGTAGAAGGGTTTAATAACGCTGCTTGGATATAAGGCAAAGCAAATTCCCCAGCGTAGGTAGTTGTAACATTAGTGGTTGTAGCCATTTTTAAATAATTTAGTTGTTTGTTTTACTTTTTAAATAATGATGCGAAGACATAATCTTCAGTTGTTCTCTTACGCCCTTGAGCATAAAGACGTAATTGTTTTTCCTCTACTTGAGCGTCTGGAGTGTGAACCAAAGTATCTGTATCCTCTTGAGAAGATAACTCTTCAGTAATAGACTCGTCTTGAGCCAAGTCAGAAGGAACTTCTTCGCCTTGCTCTGGAGACATTACTTCAAGAACTTTAGTGTACATCTCTTTCATCTCTTTCATAGCGGCTTCAAATTCACTACGCTTAACGTAGTCTTCGACTGGGGCTTCTTCAGAAGGCATATCTTGCATTGGCTCTTCTTCAGCCAACTCTTCTTGAGCCTCTACTTGTTCAGACAATTCTTCTTGAACTGGCTCTTGAACTTCTTCTTGAGTCTCTTCGGCAAGAACTACCTCTTCTTGAACCTCAACCTTGTTAGCCTCGTCTTGCTTTATTGCAGACTCCGCTAACTTCACGATTTCGTTGAAAAGTTGTTTTGGTGTTCTCATAAATTAAACATTTTATATTAATACTAATTATAATTCCTTTTGTCTTATTTTCAGATTTGTCCTATCCCTTGATTGATTAACTCACCCTTGCAACACTTGCTTGAATAAGTTTTCCCATCTTTGCATAGACATCCTCTCTTACCTCCCTTTGGAGATGAATAACTCCCAACATCGTTTGGGTCTTTTAACTTTCTCTTTGCCATTATGATGTATGATTTTTGTGTTCTCTGAAATAAAGTAAATTATAATCCCAAACTTTAGCAGTACCACCAATGGCGGTAATCTGTATTTGAGAGCCATTTGATACAAAGTCACTATCTGAATAGTATTGGAATACCCCGTGATAGTTATGTGCGGCATCATTTCCTTTAGGGAAAGTGATGTCTGCACTTAATCTGTCATAAGGAGTGCCATTTATTGCCTCTAACTTTAACTCTAAATAAGTTTGGTTAGCGTTAGCCGAAGAATATTTAAACACAACGGTTAAGACATAGACATCTGCATTATTAACGGCTTGTATCTTTTGTGTGGCACTATTATAGAATGCTTTAGGGGAATGGATATGTTCATTAATTACATTCCCAGCATTGTTAGGGAGGGTTATCGTAACACCATCAGCCAAACTCTTTTTGTTTAATGATGTCCACTCTGTATCATCATATCTAGCCCAACCAAGACCCATAGCATCAGATTGAGGAGGGTAAACAATTACCTTCTCATCATTGAAGCCCATATAAAGGGCTTCATCAGTGACCATCATAGCCCCTTGCTCTGTATTTAAGTCTGCGAGTCTTGATTCCGTTTCACTTTGAACGTGAACCCGATAAGATGTGTTTGTCTTACTACTCATTATCTATCTGTTCAAGTTTGCGGATTGCCCATTCTACACCAGCACTTCCGCCCCAAGCATCATACATTAGTCCACCGCATCCTTCAGAATAAGGACATCTTTGTGTTGCTGATGCGTTTAAAGAAGCCATCCTTGCGATAGTATCTCTGTGATGCTCACATAGCCATTGATTAGCCCTTG